CTCAGCTAGTAGAAATAGATGCCTACCTAGCTTCTTTAGATAAATGGATTCACGACCCAAAGAACAAGAACGATGTGTTCATGTTCTTCTGGAAAGATTTCAGAAACCATGTGTCCACCTTGATGAATGACAATTCAACTAGGCGCGGTCAGGTATCACAAAGATCAAAGATACTTTCGTTAGGCAAGGTAGGTGAGGCGTACAAACAGTGGGATGCGTTCCTTGCTGATGTTGGTGGATACCCAGCTAGATTATCCAGACAGTTACTATCAACTGCTGATGAAGCTAAGGAGAGGGCTGAAGACTGGAGGCAGAAACATGCTGAGAAAATGCAGAGTCTTATCTTTGCTGCTGCTAAGTCACACGGGTATGAAGGTAATCCAATTGGGGTGGCTTTATGGAAGAAGAACGTGAAGAAAAAATATTTCGCATACGCCAACAAGACGGGCAGGCTGCTTAATGTTGGTGACGAAATATTTTATGAGGGTCAGAAGAATAAGATAACTAAAGAGGATGAGGCTGCGCTGAAGTACCAAGCTAAAGCTATCAACGAGTTATACGACCTAAACATGAACAAGCTCAGGGGCAGTGTAGCTGAGTCTAGAAAAGTTTCCGATAAGATTAGAGGCACTGATGAGCAGTTCATAAGAAAGCCACTGAAGACTGGCGATATTACTCTGCCTAAAACATTTGAGTCCAAGTCAGTTGTCTTTGCCAACCAGATTGATTTGTACATGAAAGCCATCGGAGGCCTGTTCAAAGAAATCAATGAGCGCAACTTACCTGAGTCTGTAACAAGACAACTTAAGCTTTCGATTTATAAGGAAGCCAGAGTAGGAAAGGAAAGTTTGTACGATGTGCTGGCTAACCAGTGGGACTTTATTGAGGCGTTCCTCGATGATCGAAGCGGCAAGATCACATCGGGCACAAACCCATACTTCACTGAGAAAGTTTATGACGAGGCAAGAGATAAGCTTTTTGATGGGGAGATAACCAACCTTGAAGACTTGGCAGATCACTTTGCGAAGAACTCAGTGAAGATTGATGAGGATGCTGAAGGTGAGGCAAACGCAGAAGACAATGCGCTTAGCAGAGATGAGGCATTGTATGAGTTACTAAGGGAGATGGTGTTCCAAGTTCAGAAGGTGCATCAACAGGTAAGCCCAGCGGACACCAGAGGAAAGAGTGATAACATAAAGATCACTGTCCTGAATGATAAGAATAGTTTTAATACAGCTAGGCAGGAGCCTATTGCTAATTACTACTTCTATGATTATGGAGTGTCGAGCACGCCTGAGATATCCAAGATCGTTGCCGACTCCTACACTCAATATCTAGATGAGTTTGTGTCTAGCCTTAATAATGTTAAGCAGTACTTAAGGAATGCGGCTGCTGAACTTAACAAGAACATCGAAGGGTTTGACAGGAAGAAGAGAGATGAGGCTTTGTCTGGTGAAAACTACATTAAGTACGACACACTTAAGACAGATATAAACCAGTTGGAAACTTTAACTAACCTCTTGGAAGGCATACAGCAGAGAGATCAAAGATTTGAGCAGCAAATGTTCTCAGGTGTCGGGATGCTTGCCTTTAACGACTTAACAGCCGCCGCCCTCATGTCTTCAACTACTGGTATCAGGAACTTAATAGGCACACCAACCAGAACAAACTTAAGACTTCAGTCTATCTTTGGCTTCAGCTTTAGAATTAATGCCTATTCGATTGTTAACCTTGGTAAGGCATTGCTTGAGCTAGGAGGAAGGACAGCATACGGGCTTGGCGCTGGCCTTGGTTACGGGGCTGTAGAGTTTGCTAAGTCAAAGGGTTCAAGAACAAGATCGGCAATGCGCACATTCCTAACAAAAGCTTTTGATGAGGCGTGGACAAAGGAAATTACGATTGGTCAATTTAAACTGAATGGGGCACTGAGCCACATTGCTGAGCGAGGCTACGGAATAAGAAGAGATACTGGATTTAGGTTTGATAACTGGTGGGAATCGCCAGAAACAAGGGGAAGAATTGAGAGGGAGGATGACCTAAAAAGAAGAAGGGATAAGAAGTTTGGAAAGCTGCGAATGAAAGCAGTTGAGTACGCCAATAAAGCATCGTTTGTTTTGGTGGAAACAGGTACGAACTACGCTCCAAGAATGTTTGATATGACGGGTAACAACATTTCCTATAGACAGGCTAATGTTGTGGCCAAGGTATTAGACACTCGCTTAAAGAAGATGCACGATACTCTTGGCAGCGAGTTGATCTGGAAGATGTACAACGAGCCTAACAAGGCGTTCGACATGGCAAAGCTTGAGGCGATTAAGCCAGAACATTTGTTCGCAAATGGTTTCCTGTTTAAGGCTAACGAAACCAACATGAAGAACCTTGAGGACTTGTTTATTCAAGCTGGGTTGGACTTTCATAAAGAAGCATTAAGTTTTTTGAGACAGCTAGACACTGATAAGAATGCCAGTTTCTTAAGTGACGATGCAACAGGCAGACTTGGTATTGCGCTGTTTGCTGAGAACACAAGCACAATAGGCAGCAGGTCTCTTGATTTAACGAACAACCCAGACAAACAATTTATCTGGAGGTTATTTGGGTGGAGCTTTGCAGCTTTTCATAACTCTAACCTTTGGCTTTCTCGGTCTATAAAAGGTAATCCAAAATGGTGGAGCAGGGACGGACTAAGGTTTCAACAGTTCTTAGCTATCTCTAGTTTCTTGACGATGGGAGCTATGTATTACGGAGGAGGTGAAGAGTTAATTAGAATGCTGAAGATGCTGCTTTACGGCGAGGTTGCGTCAAACAAACACCCTTGGGAAGAGGACGGGCTTAGGGATCAGGCGGCAGCTTGGGCTCAGTATGCAATGGCTTCGTTCCCTATAGCAAACATACCTGTTAATATGGTTTCAGGGGTGATGGGATCGTCCCCAAAAGCAACCACAGGAACTGATTTATTTTTCCAATCTATTCTTAGTAAAATTTCTGGTTATGTTTCAGGCTGGTTTCAAACAGGAGACCCTCTCTATAGAATAGATGCTACTGCGAAATCAATTTTCAGCAGCCCTCTTCATAAAGGTTTAATTGATTTGGTTTCTCCAGTTGCTGTAGGTCATAAGGACATTACCAATAACGGCAGGTTGATATCTACATACGCAGAGAAAGAGTTCAGAAAAGAGAGGCGTTATAGCGGGGGTGGTTATGCAACACCAGTAACTCCACACATTAGAAACCTTGTGGGATATGCAGCAGCAGGAGATTGGGATTCGTTTAAGAAGGAAAGAACAAAAGCAATACAAGCTGCTGTTGAAATGGAAAAAGAAGACCCAATAAAATATGTGCAGCAAGCTTACTGGGGGAAAGACCCTTGGAGAACAAACCTTAAGGGAACAATCAGCCTTGGCATGAGGGAGAATATCCTGAAGAAGGTTGAGAGCGGATATGGCAAGAGTACTAAAGATGATTTTCTGGAAACAGAGAGGAACTTTAACAGGGGTTATATCTTGCTTGGAGGTACTCCTAACAGGTTCAGTTCGCCTAGCATTTCAACTGGCGGTGTGAGTTTGGATTTACCAAGGAGAACTAGAAGGAAGGGAAGGGGCGCAGAGTTTGATACTAGGCGCACATCTGGGGTAGGAAGGTTAAGGCGATCTAACTTGAGGAAGGTTTACGGGGTTTAGAAGTAATCTCTTTCATTATCCACTTCCAAACATCTGGGCTTTGCTTGATGGCAGTAGCGATCCCGATAGACATCTTCGTGGTAAACTTCTCTTCGTCTATCTTGTTAGGTGCACCCATCCCGTGATTGATTGCGTGTATGATTTCGTGAAGTAGCGTCTCTGCCCTCGATTGTCGGGGCAGAGACTTTGTTACTGAGATGATCTGAGATTGGAAGTCACACAATCCCAATTGCTCAGCACCTGATTCTTCAGGTGGATTCATCCAGTTAATCTTGTAAGTAAGATTCAGTATATCTACTTCAGTTGGTAATCCCCTGTTCATATTAAATAGAAGTCTGGATGCCCCGTCTCAACTGTCCTTAACCATTGAACACAACTTAACCCGTGAGGAACGGGATTTGGTGGGTGAGACACCCAGACTATTAAAGAGTAACGTAAGGCTTTGTTTCATGATTGGGATATCTCGTAGCATAGCACGCAATACACTATACAAACCCGTAGTTCGTAGCTCTCCTACGACACCATACGCCTTACGTTTAAATTGCCCCCTGCACACCACACTCGCGGGGCAGGGGTTCAACGGAGTTAGTTGCCCAACTAATTGGTTCACCGCTGAATTATCTTCCGAAGAGCCGATCAAAGAACGACTTCTTCTCTTTTGGAATTGGAATATCAAGCAAGGGCAAATCAACTTTGTTTTTATTCGCCCTCTTTTTTAGAGCCTCGATCTCTACATCAGTAATCAACAATGGAGTTGGCTTCCCTGCGTCCATTGCCCATATGCTAAAGTAGTGATGCTTAGCATTCGTCTTCCTGTTAATGTTCTTAACCTTTGTTATATGTCCTATTAGTGCTTTCATAATTCCCACCTCATATTAGGGAAGGGGTGAAGCTCATTGTTGGGTACAGTATATGCCCCAGCAAATTGACCATCTTTCTGATACTTCCCTTCAAGTTCGCTGTCTGATACCCATCCCATGATGTGACAGTGAGCTTCTCCTTTAGTGAAGTTCACCACGACTAGACCATACGTCCACCCTTCTTTCCTTTCATTTTGCCTGATAGGCAGAAGGTATTGAGTTGGATTCCAGTTAGGCCTTAGCCTTGATCCTTTAAAGTCTAGTGTTAGTCCAAGTATATCGTAACCTCCATCACCTCTTTCTGGTGTTCTCATGCAGTTCCACCTTTGTATTCTGTACATGTTGTCACTGCCTGTTAGATATATCGTTCCCCCTAGTTGAGCTAATTGACCTGTGAGTTGATCACGCTCAAGCCTCTTAAGTCTCTGCTCTACATCTTGTATATGAGAACCTGACTTCTGATTCTTGATTATCCTCGGCCTGAAAAACTCCACCAGTTCAGCCGCCTTGTCTTTGGCCAACTGTATGTCGGATTCACCAAGTACGACTGTGGGGTATTGAATCATCCCAGTATATCCATGATCATTTTTTTCTTGTCCACACTTGGCTTAAAGTAAGGGAACAAGCTGCGAACATCCTTGTGACCCGACAAGTGTCTAACAGTAAGGATGTCTGCATTAGGGTGAGAGAGCCATCTCGATATGGCCGTTCTCCTAAACGCATGAAATGTTTTACCTTTTTCGTAGAGATTATTTTTTTCCAATAGCCGATTGAAATATGTAGATAGCTCTCCGTTCAGAGCCTTGAATGCAAGGTGCGGGACTATGAACTCATGGCTTCTTGTTTCGCTCATCGTAGACAATACATCATGGAGCTCACTTGCCATCGGTATCTCAACAACAGTTTCGTGCTCTTCTGTTTTGCTTGGCTTTTTGACTATGAGTTTTTTATCTAAATCTACTTCAGACCATTTTAATGTAGCGCAGTCAATGAGCCTCATGGCTGTATTCCATCCTGCTATTATTAAATAGTAGAAGTCTGTACCTTCCGCAGCCTTCTTTAACTTTGCATAGTCTTCTTCCGTAAAGGTTACGATAGGTTTCTTGGGCACTGATATCAGCTTCTTGGGAAACTTCTTCACAAGCACTTCGTCTGTGTACCCTCGCCTATGCATCCATTGAAAAAAGATTTTTATGCTGTGGGCTATCCTGTTCACTGAAGATGGCTGATACTTTCCTTTGATGCTCTTTATAAACTCAAAGATATCTTCTTCTTCAGTTGAAATCTCATCCTCTATCACACCTTCCCTGAACTTAACTAAGCCCCAGTTGGTAGTGTTGTTGCCTTCGGCTCCTTCTTCCTCTCGCTCTTTAATGAATTGATTTAAGCGAGATAACATTTCTGCTGATGTCACATCTCTTTCCATATTTTTAATAGTTTGTTGAAGTATCGAACATTCGGAGACTTCTTTATATGATTAAACTTACGCCGCTTGAAGTAGTCCATGCTCTTGTTTTGCCTGAGCAGGTCTACCCCGCAAGCACCGCTGAACTTCTGCGCGAACCCCACGGGCACATCGTCCCAAGATTTCTTTTCAGATATCCTTTGGATAGTTCTAACAGATACGCCAAGGTCAGAGGCTAACTGTCTATTCGATAGCGACTTCCCTTTCCTCCGTGCAAGTAGCCTGCACAAAAATGGAGGCATCTTATCTAGCTTCTCTAGCAGTGACATTGAACCTGTGTAAGTACTCTTTGAGTTTATCCTCCTGTTCTTCCAATCGTTTGTTTTTCCTGATCCGCTTTTCTTTCTTTGCTTCGTATTCGTTGATGTATTTTTGGAGTACTTCTGCTGCTCGGTCAGCGTCGAGCTTGTGGGCGTAGTCCCATCCGTCGACAGGGATTGGGTCTTTTCGCCCAAGCCTTGATCCTGCTGGGGAGTCAATCCCTCCGATGCTTCTAATGTAGAGACAGTATCTTCCATCAATCTCTTTTACCTTAACCCTGATAAGCAGCCCTTTGGGTATTCCTTCTCGTAATCAATACCTAAATAAGTCTCATCCACAGACCCATCCACTTTTTCGTGAACCGTAGTCACTATAACCTGATCATTGCTATCAGTTCTAATGTCCACAAAGTGTCTGGTGTCATCGCACATCTCCATAAATTCTTTCACAAGCCCAGCGGTCAGTGTTACCCGACCGCCGAGCTCATGAAGAACCATTCCAAGAATAGCTGACATCCCGATATTGTCGTCAGCTATCTTATTCATCAGAATGGATTTGTAGCAGCGGCAGCATTAGTCAGCGTTTGCTGCGCTGCTTGGCCTTCGTCCTTCTTTCCTCCGTTGGCAAACGAGAACTGTTCAACAATGGTGTTTAGCTTGGAACGCTTCTGCCCGTCTTCAGTCTCCCAACTGTCAGAGCGCAAGCGTCCTTCAACTAGGATACGATCACCTTTCTTGAAGTACTTGGAGATCGTCTCTCCTTGCTTACCAAAGGCGGCGCAATCTACATACGCTACCTCTTCGTTCTCACCACGTTTGCGGTTGGTTGCTACTGTGAAGTTGCAAACTGTCAGGTCTTTCCCAATCTCCTTAGAGCTAGGTTCCCTGACCAGATTGCCCATTACTATTAACTTATTATACATATTTAGAATGCCTCCTTTAACGGAGGCGTGTAGTTTTTGGTTTTCTGGTAAAGCTGGTTAGATAGTTTAAATATCTCCCAGCCATCCTTGACCTCATCTGTTCCCCATATTTTTTCTACGGGTTCTGATGGAGCCTTGGAATCTATTATTAACGAGACACATTGTGTGTCTCCCTCGATGCACTGTTGATATGCAGCTAACTGGTATACCCATGTTTCGTAGAAGCGTGGCTTGTACTTGACTCCTTGTGTTTTGAAATCAATTACACACTTGCCCCACAGAATATGGTCTGCAACCAAGTCAACTGTGCCAGCATAGCCATGCTGCTGATTAACCAGCACGGTCTCTGCCTGATGTACCTTGGTTATGTTCTGATCAAACCAAGGCTTATATTCAACGAACCACGGGTAGACTTCATCGTCTTCCTGCGGCTCAGTTCGGTCTATGTTGTAATGCTCTAAGGCATTGTGGACTTTCGTTCCAAACGTAGCTGCCACTGATGTTGCCACCTTCATGTCTGCCACGATTCTCTTGGCAAACTTGTCAGTGGATTCATCTTCCCCTTGCTCCAGCCTGAGAGCAGACAGGATACCCTGTTCGATCTTCCAGCTTTCAAGCGCAGGCTTGGACATAATGTTAAGGATGGAAGTAACACTAGGGAACAAACCCTCCACTCTTGCGTCCTTCAAGGTGGTGGGCTTGCCGTTATCCCTAGTGTGCCTTGGCTCACCATCTCCTGTGTACCAATGGGCCGAGTTGTCTGGTTTAACCCAAGCCATTAAGCTGCCTTAAGCAGTGGGACGATTGAGTTCCAGTTGTTGATGAAGAAGTTAACCTTCTCGGTTGGAACATTGGACAGATCATCAACTGATGATTCCAAGTGATCACGTTCCTTGGCCAACTTGAGGAACGTCTCAGCGTTACTCACTTCAGCTATCAGAACCTGCAATTGTTCCAGCGGTGTTGGAACCTTCTCGCCTTGGCCAAGCCATGCAGCCAGACGCTTACCAACTTCTTCTGTAGGCTTGTTGATAACAAGCCCTGCGAAGTCAGGGATACGAGTCTTTTCAACAATGAGAGTGTTGTCATTGTCGAGGCGTGCCACAAAGTCCAAGTTGTATTCCCACCCATCCTTGTAGACAGGAGCAAGTCCAACTTTTCTAGGAGCAGCACGGCCCTTCTCGTTCTGTTCGACAACGTATTCAGTCTTGGCCCTGAGTGTCGTGATGACATGATAGGGTGCGCCCATGACCAGATCGTTGATTCGGTTTAGGATCGGAGATACATCAGCCCAAGCGCGAAAGGAGTTGCCCCCTTGGCTGCGCTTACCTGCGTTCTCCACCTGTTGCAGTATACCATTCTCTCCCTGCCAGAATGCTGACATGGAATCAATGATTACTGTTTCGTATGAGGCAGGGATATTCTCCAAGCCCTTGATCAACTCCTTCGGATCGAAGGAGTCTAGCTCGCAGACATCGAAGTCAAACAAGTCTGAATACTTGCTTGCACTTCCATGCTCCGTGTCAATGACCGCTGTCTTCCCGCCTAGCCCCTTGGCTATTAACAGGGAAGTGTAGGTCTTACCGCCGCCTGACGGCGCGTATAGGCCAGCCCTAAGCTTGGCTGACTTCTTTGTTGCTTTCCTGAACTGCATTATCAGTTTCCTTTATTACTATTATTGCCCCCTCGTTTCCTTTGGGGGCTCTTTTTACTCGCACCACCACTTCGTCTATCTCCCTCACCGAGTCGTCTAACGGCAGCGACGAGGCAATCCATGATTGTATTGATTGCCCCGTCTGGGTCTCGCCTTCGATTGTCTGATACAAGGAGGTCAACTGTGATACGAAATCGTTTACGATTGCCTTCATCTGCTTTTTTGCTTTTGGGACTGTGACTAACATATTCCTCCAACAAGCCTTGCAGTTCTTGAAGTTGGCTATGTGTCCATGCCCTTGTACAACCAGATGAATCATCGTGAATCATTTACTAGCAGTCTTGTTCGCTGCTCGTGTACTGCTGCCCTTATCAAAAAAAATAGAGGCATCTGCCAAAAAAAACTCGATGGCTTTTTCAGCAGCGTACCCCATTTTAATTCCTTGATCTGAACAAGCTTTCTTAAACTTGTTGTGCAGCTTCTTGTCTATACTAATTACTGCCATTCAAAGCCCGAAGTTTAGTAAAGTTTTCCGCACGTTTCAAATAAATTTTAATTTTTTTTTCGATTTATTTTATGCCTCGCCCTCTGAGTCTTCAGCATCTTCCAGCATCTCTTGAGCTTGCTCTTCTTGTTTATTGAGCACCTTGTTTGCGTGCTCCTGAATGAAGCCGCCGATCATGGCGACACCGCTAAGTCCACCACATTCTATTGCCAACGATGTGGCAATGTCATTTAGAATGTAGGCTGCTTCATGCGGCTCAAGTCCGTCCTGAGCCATCTTGTTGACGTGATCCAGTGTTTTCTGTGACCAATCAGTTATCTTATCTTGTTTTTCTTTTTCCATTTAATTTATGTTTTCTTTTATGGTTTTGGTTTATCAAGTAATCAATCTTAGATAGCGTAATCCACGCTGGATGCGTGCCGCTCTTGTCTCTTTCTAATATTTTAAACAAGGCATCTGCCGCCTCGCTTAATACCTCCTTAACAACTTTCTCCATTAACTCCAGTGAGCAGTTCTAAACTGTTCCCTGTTGTAATTTTGATCCAACCAACTAGCCAAGCTTCCCTTATCAGTAGGTATTATCACCTCGTCAATAGAGATTGGCTCGCTGTATTCTTTGGGCCTGTTCTTGTACTCCTTCAGAATTTCACGCTTACGATTGTTAGCGTCCTTCTTTGTAGGAGCCCACGAACAGAGCCACCCCTTAGTGGAATCTTTCCACTGTAACTTGTAGAACTTACTCATAGCTTGAATAGAATAGCAGGCACATGAACATGGCCGTTGCTAGTAACACATTAATGATCACCGCTTCCTCCTTTTAGGCTTCTGCCTATTAGTAGCTTTGGTTTTCTTTGAGTTAGGGATTTCTTTTTGTTCAACATTTGCTAGCCCTTTGGCTTTCGCCCGACTACTCACATATTGATTTATTTTCATCTCTTCCTCCTCTTAGGCTTTTGCCTATTGGTAGCTTTGGTTTTGTTTGATCCAGCAGGATTTTCCGTCCACCTTTTTTTATCTACCATTCGCCTTTGTGACGCAACAAATGCGTTGTCATGTACTCTGTCTTTACTCATCGAAGTCCCTCCTATCCATGAATCTATCCTGCAAGTCCTCGATAGCTGCCTCGATGTGTCCGAGTGACAGTCGAATCTGATCCAAGCCCTTACTCCAAGTGGAGCAATCACCACCCTCTAGGTGAGGGTGGTCATATGCTTCCTTAACCTCATCATCGAATCCGATCATCAGGTCTTTGAAGTAGTCCAGCTTGTTGTCCGTGTAAGTATCCTCTTCAGGTTCCCTTAATGCAGCTAGACTCATGGCAATTTAATCTTGTAGCTGACAGTGTTCTTGGCCAAGCGGGTCAGGACTTCCGCATTTGTGTGCTTGTTAATAGCGTGGATAGTCCACCCCCAGCACAATGCGTAGCCCTCCTTCTGACTGACATTAATGCGAGTCCAGTCAATTGTTAGCATCTTCTCACGAAGAGTATATAGAGGATCACCTTGGCTCAGCTTGTCACCAGCAAGTAAGTCATCGTAGAACTGCTTGGCATCATCAGCTTGCGAGTCCCCATCTGAGTCATACTCAACCCACCAGTTAGCAATCGCGCATAGAAGTGGAAGCTGTGTCAGCCCCTTCTTCTTTGAACGGTTATCGGTAATGTACTGGATAGGTTCTGCAAGTCTGTTCAACTCTTCCTCTATCTCTGTATCCGTAATAACCATAGTCGTTGAATGATATGGTCGCTTTCCGTTGGCAATGTTCATGTTGGCGTAAAGGGAATACCTTGCCAGCTTCTCGTACCACATGGCCTGTGCATTAGTGACTCTTCCGAACTTCCCAGATAGCCTGAACCTATCGGCGTTGCTTCTCTTTCGGCCTATGTCCATCTTGATCATACCCTTCCTTGGCACACCCATTGTAACGTGCATGTGCTGAGGTGTTTTGGAGTTTAGGATTGCCTGCAATCTGGTCTGCCCGTCCATCAGTAATCCCTCATCATCAAAGTAGGCGGTGGAAACATTTCCATAAAACTCACCTTGCCTCATGTCCTTGGCTATTTTCTCCATAGCCGCCTTACTCATGCTTCTGTTGGTAGCATCAACCCCTGTGTTTGAGTTGTAGTGCTTCAACATTTTAGAAGCTATCGCAGGAGTAATCTCAGTGAAGATGGTGTTCATCACTGGAGAGTGGAACTCATGTTCGACTACCCCTCTGTTAACTAACTCCGAGTGTATATTAACCACTCGGTTCTGTGCGTGATCCAGTTCCCTAATCAGAGCTTCCGTTGACTCTGCCTTCTTGATTCTAACTTGCTTTTTCATATCGCTTTCTTCCTTTCGTTTAGATGCAACAGGGCAACACCCCCACATGAAAAAGGGTGTCGCCCCGCTGCGATGGTACTCATTTTTGCGCGGCCCAATACTCATTGGCGCGGATTGCACACTTAACTTTGTGAGCCCGTGTGCCAGACTTTGTTGTTTTGCCCAGTAGTTCTGAGCGTGTTAATCCAAGGTCTTTCAGTCCCTTGGTAACATCTATGCGATTACCATAGGACTTCTTGGCCTTGGCCTTTATGTTCTTCTCAGCCTTCTTAGAGTTGAGATAGATGGGTTGTTGCTTGGGTTCCTCAAGCTCCAAAGGAGTAGAAGATAACCACTCAACATCCCCCTCAATGAGAGAGACAATTGTGTCTAGGTTCTCTGTTGCTTGTTGCTGAGAACATGCAACCTCTAATCGAATAACGACTCGCTTTGTGTGAGCCCCATTACCGTTTGTTTTGCTCATTTGTATATGTGAGTTTTACTTTCACTAGCCCTGCCTCTAATGAAGTCAGCTTTGCAAACGCTGCCTTCGACAGGTCAATCTTTCTACCCAACCTTTTGGCTGGCCCCCGATCATTTACTCTGACCTTTATGCTCTTGTTCCCCAGCGTAACGGTGACGATGGTTCCAAATGGGACATCCCACATAGCACAGGTCATGTCATCAGGATTAAATGGTTCGCCTGATGCAGTAGGGCGACCCCTCAGTTCCTCCCCGTACCAAGAAGCAATGCCCTTGATTTCGGTTGGAGCCGCCCTTGTCTGCAACAGGACTGCGAATAGGAATACAGTAGCAGTACACCCGTAGCAAATTTTTTTTAACATTTTTTTAATTCCTCCTGTTTCTTGTACTCCCGAAGGAATTGGAACTCGGCTGTTGTATCTGGATGCCACCTGCCAGATATCAGATTTTCCCTGATCTTTTTGTTGATCTGATCGTTCATTGGCTTTGCATCTATCCTGTCTATAGCAGGATGCCCTGCCGTGGATATGCGTTCTGTTTTATCTTTTAGGTTCATTAATCTACGTTTTCCAAATAGTGTTTAAGTTTACTAAGGGCTTTGTCGTATCTTTTTTTCATACTGTCTGTAGCTGTTGGGTAGTTGTCCTCAATGTCTGAAATCTTTATTAAGCTCGCGGCTATTGGATAATCATTGCCATAGAGTATGTCACTTATGTACTGGGAATATGTTATGTTTTCCCTTCTTGTAAGTGCCTCTAAAATACCAGTTACGTATTCAGTAAAGCCCTCCGTTTTTATGTCGTCTATTGTTACATCGGTGTCCTCTATTACATCGTGCATTAGTGCAGCTTGAATATTTTCTGATAGCACATCTGGATCGTCTGTCCAAAAGAACGAGTAATTAGTCATGTTATCAACGCACCTTAATGCAACTCTGATGGGGTGGTTAATGTAACTTTCTCCCCCGTGTCTCTTTTGGTTCAAGTGCGCCTCGGATGCAATCTTGTATGCCTTTATGGTCATTCCCATTCTACTTTAAGTGCTAAGTCTACCTCGCTTATCTTCACATCTTCTGTCTCGCCTGTCTCACGGTCGCCGCCCATCACTACGCCAACTCCTGCGAGTGGCTGAGAGCTAAGCTCCGACAGTGTGAAGAACTTCTGATCGTCCTTGAACAATCCCTCATCGTCGACATACAGAACATCGAAGTTGTCGAACGTGCCAGCAGAGGTGAAGTAGTTTCCACCTACTGCTTCTTGTATTTGTGTGATGTCCCCCTTGGTAAACATCTTCTCGTAGATGTTCTGGAGGAACGGGTCAATGATTAGTGCTTTTACTTTGTCTGCCATAATGCATCCCTTGCTACCGCTGCCGCGAATTGGCAACGTGTGTTTTGTTCTATCTTCTTCAAGGCTTCAGCCAGTACTGACTTGTCCTTCCTTAGAATCGCGAGTCTGTTTTTGACCCTCAGTTCGTTTGTTGTGTTGTTGTTTATTACTGTCATATATTACCCACTCATTTAAGTAAAACTTTTGACCCTTTCCTTTGGTTGTCTCTACCCCACAAGGGCTGAAGGTTTGTGTAGTGAAAGCACTTCTTCTGTTCTTCTTCCTTTGTCAGGTCAAATGAGGCGCACGGTTTAATGTGGTCTATGTGAATACCAGATCGCCCTCCATTGAGAAACACATCCCAATTCATACCGCCAGTAAACTGAGACTCTATGTGATGCGTTAGCTTTTCAAATGTGCAGCCAGTTAATTCTTCAGTAGAACTCCTGACCTTTTTGCCAGGATTCATTCCTGATCTCTTAAGAGATGCGCGAATGATTTTGCATAACCTATCTCTGATAGCATAGGAAGGGTTGTTTCTTCTTAAGTTTCTTTGATACCTGTTCCTTCCGATCCTCATGGTTTCATTTGTTTTGTAATTAATAGCTGTCTTTTTTCTGTACTCTTTTACTTTTTCAGGATTGCTATCTTTCCAAGACTTATCACGACATTTGCTAGAGCAAAACTGCTTCGGCTTATACCCTCTCTCCGCCCTGCCTTTGGTCGTAACGAATGTGTTAGTGCATCCGTCAGCCTTACAGACTCCTTCAACTTTTTCAGCGATCGGTCTATACCATCTGCTTTGAATGCTTCTCATAGCTTCTTTATAGCAGTCTTTCGTGCAGTATTTCTGAGAGGTGTAAAGGAACTTTACCTTTTTGCCGTGTAGTTTTTTCTCACCATAAGAAAAATTAAACCACTCTCCGCAGCACTTACATTCTCTCCCCTTCACACAGCCCATACTCCTTCCTCCGATACGATCATCCGTTGTTGTCTGAAGAATGTTTGAAGAGATGACTCGTCCGTTACCGTGTCTGGCAACACGACATTCGTTTCGCTTCTGATAGCAGAGCGAACGCTCGGATTGAGTGGAGCTTGTCTGAATAGCTGGAGCCTGTCGGCTGATATCGGGCAACTATCAATATCAGCGGTCAAGCTGGTCAGGGGAGGTTTTCCAGCGAGGAGCCGACTGTGCACCTGAAAGGTGTTGGTGTCAAACACATCGCCCTTCGTGACAGGCAGCATACTTCCATCATGGAAACGGTAGTGAACCCGACCTCGATGTGAGGTGAAGTTGCAGAAGCCATGCCTCCCTTGTGTCCCTTGAAGTGCCATGTTTCTTTCGTGCTGCCTGCCCTTGCTCACAAGCAGGTTTAACCTAGAAGCAATCGCTCTGTACCAGTGGTTCAGCGGATCAATTCTGAAACGGCCATCTCTAGCCCACACCACAAACGGACGACCGAAGTATGTCACCTGAAAATATTTCCAAGTGTACTGTGTGTTGTCATAAGAGGAATGGGAATCATACGGGGCAAGAGACATTCTCCTTTCAATAGGATACTCTTCATCAGGTGGTAAGATGTCCAGCAGTGCCATGTATGTGTTGTCCATTCTCATGGAGCCCCTATTCTTCAGTGATATCTTTTTAGTTGGGACATACCACTTCCCGTACCACTGCATTTGTTTGAGCCAATGCTTTGTGATGTCATTCGGCTCATTTATTGTATGTATTTGTTCGTTCATTATGTTTTTTTTATTTAGTTGTGGACACAAAAAAAGCAGCGTTGTTAAGCTGCTCTTTCAATCCTGTTCTGCTCCCTCGCTCGCAAGAGCGGGGGAATTTTTTTAGTTATTGTTGTTCATCTCTTCTGATAGTTCCTCCACGTTATCTCTGATCCACTTCATCGCTGACTCAGTTAACCTGTCAACGAGTAGGTTTCTGTGGAGATGGCAGGGGACTATCCCGTACTCAAAGAAAAGCTCATCCAAGCTTTCCGCATCTACTTCTAGTTGAAACAAAATAGGACTGCCATTATCTGAAGTCTCCTGTTCTGTTAGTGAGGTAGCCATTGCTGGTGTGTTATCTCTTTGTCATAATCAAACTCAGTTTCTGTGTACAAAACGTCATCCTTTTCTAAAGAAGATATGCAGTCATCCATGTCATAGCACAATTGCTCGAAGTCATGTTCATCAATCTTGTGCTCCTTGATAAGATCGCATAGATCAATAAACAAATCGGCACACGATATCACGTCATACCATTGTGCTATATCAGCACCCATTAGCTCTTGTTCTGCTGCAATCTTTTGTATGTAAGGGAATATCTTCTTAGTCACAGAGTCATCAATGTTAACGTAAGTCCTTACGTCTTTGAGTTTTTCTGTAACAGCATTGCTGCTCGGATTGATAACGCTTTTCGTTTTAGTGGCAGCAGGGTGGGTCGCGTAACCAACCGATCTATTGTAGCTGGATGTCCTGTAAAAGGCAGGCTTCTCCTTGGTCACGTTCTCCTTCCACTTGTCAGGGAAGGGGACATCCTTTGCAGGCTGACACAATTTCTTCTCAAGCGCATAAGGTATGATCTCGTCATCAAGCAGATCGTTCCACTCTTTTGGATATTCAAACCAAGAATCCAGATCGCATTCGTACATCTCCTTGTCAAAGCTAACCCTTGAGTGCAGGTCATACTTAGCTCTATCCATATGGCCCACTGTGATATGTAAGCCATCCTGATTCTCCTCATCCTTCTCGTCCGTGCCAGACTGGAAGGCAGAAGTTGAACAGTGGTGGTGCACTGACCCAGCGCAGACACAGTTGCCAAGAAGCGCACGTTGATCATTGAACTCATCGCCGCTTATCTCCTTGGTTGTCATGCCTGCTGAGCCATAGCTTTGGGGGAATGCCCAAGCTGACCACTCATCTGTTTCTTCATGGTAGAACAGGCGCACCTGCACCTCGCTACCATGTTCCTCATAAGACCAGTGAAAGAAACTTAGTATTTGTTGCCAAGTCTCCATACTGATCTTTGCTTTGCCGTTCCAATTCATGTACGGCTCACTCTTCTCTACCTCAACAGGAACAGTTCCCGTGAAGTAGTCGTTCTCTATAAGCCTCCAAGGCTTACCCTTCTTGTCTACTTTTATTGCATCATTCATTTATACACCTCTTTCTTTTATTCATCCCAACCCGCAACCTCTGCGATCTCATCTAGATGTTCGCTAATGAAGTCACCTATCCAATTATCTGTGCTATCACTGATATCTATCCCTTCAGAGTCAGTCTCTTCAAAATCATAGGGCTCACCATCATCGTAGTCAGATGGGCCGTAGTCATAACAAGACTCCCTTGCAAGACTCATTAAATGATCACGAACTTCGTCTTCGTTATCGCAATCAGATAGCTCATCGAGCGTAAAGGATACGGATGTGCTATAATGCTGAACTCTGTTTATCCTTACTGTCCCATAAGTATCTTCTCTGGCATAGACATCGAAGCTAATTTTTTCATTCACATCAGGAATATTCCTTCTGATCCTTTTGAGCCTGTCCTCTTTTATATTCGCCAGAATATAATCCTCTATCAGCTTTGGTTCCTTGATCTCATCAGGGACTACCAAGTCTGTGATTCTCCTGACCGCGCCCCTTGTCATGGGATTGATCGGAGCTCTCCTAACTAGGTCTAACACCTGTCTAGGTAATATATTTTCTATTGTAGTTTTCATTCCTTACTTGCCTCAATTAACATTTTAGCTGTGAAGCTGAGCGTCTCGTACTTACTGGTTCGCTCAAGCATTAGAACCTCATCCGTTTCAAAGACATCATCTGCTCTTTCATGATGCCAGAACAGATGGGTCATAAGAGAAGCGGCCCATTGATTAGCTAATACCAACTGGGGTGACTCCACCTGCGCATCGCCCGTACAGCCCTCTGCTACAATCGGAGACCCTGACTTTACCGTGAGTATCTCAGGGTAATAAACGCGGGGGTCGCAAGGCGTACCTTTCCAGTAGTTGTCGTAGTAGTATGCATCAGCATCCTCGTACCCGTTGCCACCTATGATTGACTTAGCACCTGTGTCATCACATATAGACAGAATGTCTGCCCTAGCGGGGTGATTGTCAGCGCAGCCAAAGAAGAAGTCATCAGCACTAAACCTCTGAACATCATCCTTGGATAAGTATCGAGGCACAGCATTGATGTTTATCTCTGCATACCCGAAGTTAACTACGCACGCTTCGGCTTTGTTCAAACCCACCTGATGAGGTGAGTACAACTGTCTGTCGAGATTAGATGTCTCTATCTTATCTCCGTCCCAGATGTTTATATTATAGTCGGCCTTATCATGTCCGACATTGAGTAGCTTAACTAAAGCAGGGGCGAGCCATGTGCCAACGCCGCCTGCACCTATTATATGTATGTTCATTCTTCGTCTAATCTTGTGGTCTGTATTATAACTAACTTACTCTCACCGTTGCGATGCCAACTCCTTCTGATATGATCAAGCTCTTGGTAGAACTCCGAATACCTGCGCTTGCTGGCACGATCAGTCACCCTTCCGTTATTTATGAGAACCTGAGTCAACCAATTAGTTCTGTCTTGATATATTCTGGGTATATCTAAGGCCTCAACAACTTCCGCTGTTGTCATGCCGTCAACCCCGTCATGTATCACCCCGACAATAATTGAATCAATCAACTGTCTCCTTTCATTTGAGCTAAGCCTTGAGTACACCCTTTGAGTTTCGCTGATTGAATTCAAATTTATATCAGCGAAGTTCAGTTCGTGAGCTTTCATTTCAAACAGCGTTCTAGCTTTTGATGATAGCTGCATTTCAAACTGAGTACTGAACAGGTCGAAGCCCTCCATAATTGACTCTACAATTTTCATATAGCTAAGTCCTCGATGTAAGAAGCACTGAAGTATTCCAGTATGTCAGAGAGTTGACCCTTGGGTTCAAGTTGTTCGTTGGTGTCTGCATGAAACCTGAATAACTTTGATGACTTGTCACCAATGTCGTCAGAAAGGTCAGCGTTCCAAGGCGTGGAATAAAACAGATCAATGTTTTCGTTGACAGTATCTAACACTGTTCCCGACATTATGTATGCTTCGCCAAAGCATATCTTGCTGTCGTTGTATACATTACCAACTGGTAGCCTGAAGTCTCCCTCAGTATCTCTAATCCTTGCATGAAGGTAACTGTTACGCACGACTGGAACTGGGTTGTCGGGCTCAGCCCTTAACTCGAACGTGATGTATACACGCAGTGCATCTTGTGGCTTCCACTTTAAGTCAAACGTAAGCGCACTTGAGTTACCTGCTGCATTGTTGAAGCTAGGATACAACCACTTCTCGTCTCCCTCTTCAGCAACTGCATAACTTGTGTTGAAGTTTAGATACTTCAGCCGAGTTGTCACATAATACCAAGTGTATCCGTTTTGATCTGTCTTAACGGACATACTTTGCAACATGTTAGTTTCTCCGGGGCATTCAATAGATGATAGGAAAGGAATCTTGAAACTCCTTGTCGAAGCAATCTTATCAATAGCTTTGGAGCAATCGCCCAATGGTCGCAGGCTCAGGTCAATTCCGTAAGCCCCGTCATTGGTGAACATAATAGCACCTGAATTAAGTGCTCTTTCTAGATTGTGTACTGGCATAATATTTTAAGAAAAAACCCCCCTCGTTATGAGGGGGGTTAACTGTTCTGCTTTTTACAATCCTTTAGACAGCCTTGCTGTTGGCTGAGTTCTCGACGGTGATAATGTCACCATCCCGCACGGTGATGCTCATGTCCTGATCAGCACCGTTGATTGTTGCTCGCACGTTACTCCCGAACTTGAGAGCAGGGCGTGCCTCATTGAGCGCGTCCCCGATTGTCGAGCCTGCTTCTACCTCTAGGGTAGCTGTCCGTGACAAACCATAGCGGACTGTCACCGTTACCAACTCATCGCTGGCCTTCTCCATGCACAACGGCTCCAGCTTGATAACATCACCATCGGAAACGGTGTTGCTATTCTCAAGCGCAGATGCGTTTGCAATCGCGCGGTACTGTCCGCTACCCAGCTTGAGCGCCGAGCGCACCTCGTCGATCAATTGACCGACAGTTGTACCTTCTTCTACCTCGGTGGTTACTGAGCGTACCACCCCATACTTTACTGTTACGTTGATTAACATATGTTTTGTTATGAATGATTCCCGAATTGAAACCATCCAATTCTACACCCCAATTAAGGGGTGCAGAGTTGGGTGTTCTACTTATCATCATCCAACCTAACAAAAGTAAGGGTGCACCTAGCTAATAATTCAGGTGTCCACCCTTGCCTCTCGATCCTCTTGTGTACGCTTGGCTCATTGTATAGTTCACGCAACGAGTCAAGAGTCCTGTCTATACCCTTGTCGCAAGACAGAATCCTACGCACCCTGATATATGTTTTCTTTGTCAGGATGTTCCCAAGCTTATTCTTTTCTTTAGGCATAGTCTTTCCTTCTCAGATAACTGTTTTAACTTTCTATCATCCAACATCTTTCTCAATGTCAGTGTTACTTTCCTTGGTTTATGTTTACTATTATCCATTTCTATATACGGGATTAAAAAGAAAAGCCCCGTGTCTCAGGAGGAAACCACGGGGCTGCACGTTCTAGGTGCACCTGTCTACCACTCAGCAGACAGGAAATAATCGGCACACTGGCGGCGCAAAAGGAAAACAAATCCTAGCACATCTTAATAGTGCTACTACCAGAGTGCCTAAAGCTTCTTGTAAATCTTTTGGATTTGTTCGTTTGACAAAGTAGTTTTTATGAATCTCTCGTCATAAGTCACAGGGCCGCACTCCCTGCACTCACCCTCTATATGTCCAGAAATATAATTTATTGGCTCGTCTGGTGTGTAGTAATCACTCCAGTCATTTTCATTATTTTTATTGTATTCCTGCTCTGTCAAAATAATAAGAGGGCAACTGCAATACGGCCTGCTTATCCATATGTTCCTAATAAATGTGGGATGTTTATGTCTCATATCTTTACTGGTTCTGCATATATAATTTTCTTCACCTCGATCTGAGGTATGCCTACTTCTTTGTTCTCACCTATCTTTGGCTCGCTCCCCATGATTGCGTATAGCATTTCATCGGTAGTCCTGTCGGTGTTCACCCACATAGGTGCAACTTCTATTAAACTAAACCCTGTCAGTGACTGGGTTACTGCCCCTTGTAGCTTGGCTATACCAAACTTATAACCTGCACCGTTCAGGTGTATACTGTTCTGTTCAAACGGATTCATATTATTAGTAGCTTTCAATGTGAACGTCAGTGCCGAAGGACATCCGAGAGTCGTTGAACTGAAGTAATAAGTCGTTGACCCGATAGATGACATGATTGTCAGCGTGTGTTCTGTTAAGACTGAGAGACTCAGAGCCTTTGAATTTCATTCTGAATCTAAGAGCCATTAGGTATTTATTGTGAATCTCTCTTTTGAAATCAGATATAATAACAGGATCAGTTGTGTGCCTTATGTCCGTTTGTAAGTTCCTTGTCTTCTGGTTGGAATCATGAACGTACACGATAGCTGATCTGTATGGGTAGTGTTCAAGTGAGTCTATTACAGTAGTAGGTTTTATCCAGTGATGGATGTATTCTATTACGTGATTCGCCATTGTTTTTGGTTCTTTTAACCAAGCCCAAGGACATTCTGGGTTTTTAAAGTTATGTATTGCCATTGATTATATTTTGTAAGGAGTTGCTGCCTCCCATTTCTTTTTACATTCCTTCATGTCCATACCTGCGAGCTCTCCGCTTATCTCACTTATATCTATAGGGTCGCACCTCTCATGTCTCTGTAAGTAACGGATCGCATAGTGCAACTCATGCGGGGCTGCAAGAATACCCATCTTTCTGCCTTTCTTAAGAGGCCTTCTCGCAAAGTGTTCCATTTCTCCAAGTGACTCTAAGTCTTCTTCATGCAGCAAAGCCTCCATGATGGGCATACTTACATTACCACAAATATCCGCTGCCTTATAGAGAGGCTTGGGGTTTTCCTCCTTGTACTCCTTACGCCACTTAAGGAACTCGTCATGCCTTTCGTGTAAGTTATCAAACAAAATATCAAAGTAATCATCATTGAACTTTTCTTTTGCCTCCTTATGTCTCTGATCCTCCCATACGACCAACTCTTTAGGCCTATAAAAAAGATGGGTGAACCCCTTCTGCATTGCTGTCAGCAATCCAACCTCATCATACGATTTCTCCCACTTGTCGTTCGTCCTGTCCTCCCAATCGAATTCCCAATCTCCTTTCTCGTAACCTGATACGAAAATAGCTGGAAGCCCATATAACTCTACCTCCTGCAATCCATTTTTATACAGTCCATTCAGACATATGAAATCGGGCGGCTGAAATTCCCATCCATTAAATGACATCATCTTCTGAACCCAATCTTCAGCCGATCTATGTGCCCAACTCCAAGATGGTCTATACCAATCGGTACTCCCATCTGATTTAACTTCAACCTCTTCTTCAAACGGGTCTATTTTGTTTCTAGGGTCTGCATATGCTATTGCTTGTATCATTTGCTTAGCTCCTTCCATATTTTCTTAAAGGCTATCTCGCCTTCCTTCATTGTCGCAGGTCTGTCACCAATTATATTAGTGAATACTCTCTGCCCATTGTCCTTCTCTACCTTGAGCTTTCTCAAGGTCTTTCTCTTTCTTCTCATAACATATCCTTTATTATATCTATGATGTCCTCGCCGCCCACATATAAGAACCATGCGAACGGCACAAAAAAGGCCGAGAAGATTAACCCCTCGGCCACGCCCCGAACTATATCTTTCATGTTACTTGCTGTTCAGCTTTAAGTCTTTTTCAGCAAAACTTTCCACTTTTGTTTGTCTCATGCCAAACATATACCAGTGAGGAGTCAAGGTTCTCATGTCACCCTCTACTCCATCACACCATTGGTGCTTATCCATAGCGTGCATCGCCGCTGCTGCTCCCATCAGAAAGTCAAAAGGTCTCTCTGACTTTTCGTCATTTTCTAGGTCTTCAAACCTAGCCTGCATCATGACTACCACTTCTGTTCTTATTTTAGATAGTAGTGCCTTCTGCTCCTCGCTTAGCTCTTTCATAATTATTCTCCTATTAAATCAACTGATTCAAGATAATCTTCAAACTCATTCTGAACAAGCTCGCTGAAACTAAGACTCCATTCTGACCTGAAAGGGTGAGACTTTCTCACAGCTTCCACACCACACTCGTGTGCACGCATGTAAGCTTCAACGATGTCTTCAGTTTTGTGCGCTGTGTCCGCAACAGCCTTTGCGACTATATCAATACCTACGGAGTAGGTAGAAAATATCGTCTCATAATCATTGAAGGCATCAGGCTCCAACATCTCGTACACATATGCGTATCGGTAGTTGAAGTTGACCATCCAACTTCCATTGTTAGGGTACTTCTTGAAAGCCATATGACTCACAACATCCAACAATGCCAACAAAGCTTCTTTATTTAATGAAGCTACTTCCAATGCCTGCTCCTTGTTATCGGTCACAGGACTTTCGCATTTAGCGATCATGTCTCCTGATAAGAACACAAAAAAACCCCAACCTTTTTGGCTGGGGTATATGTCGTGCCCTCTTGTGTGCCTATCGGCGGTGGAGCCCTCTTGCTTTACTCAACCTAGACTATGCAGGCTTTCCTGCATTTATGGGGGAGTATCGCCCCATACTGGTTGAAACCACTAAACGAGCAGGTTCTAGCTACTCGCCGAACGGCTGTCCGTCCTCTACATGGTTCCGATAGACACAAAAGAAGACACGCCGATAACTAGGGCATCCGATAGTCTCGGAGGAGAAACCCCTAGTCACTAAAACGTGTCAATGATTCGTGATTGTTATGTCAAACTCCATCTGACCGCTCTCGCTCATGCATAGCGGATACCACAGTACGAGGACTGATCTGGTATCATATACATAGGCTTAACGGCTCAAGGTTAGTCTGCTTCATGCCCACGACGGCATGTTACGAGATACACTGTATCCCGTATCTTATTTTGCTGAAGGTCAGATAAACTCCTTGCTTAGCAGGTAAATGCCTTGTGCTCGCTCTCATTACCATACTCGCGGCCCAAGTGTACCCTGACCCGTTCTCTAGGGTCATTGCTCAGGCGGCGGTGTCAAGTGTGGACGCTTGCATATGCCAACGCATATACAAAGATTACTAGCCTGCCAGCAACCTGATGCCGAACTATGGGATATCGAAATATCTGGACACAATCCACCACAGACAGCCTCCAAAGGGTCACGCTACACCCACATATAATGTGGTTCACGATCGCGTTTAGAGTGCTGTCTGCATTCTAGCCTACATCAGGCCCGCCACTACTATCCCCCGCTAGATGTTGATGCGTAGCCTGTCCGAGTCTATCCGCGCCTCCCATCAAGTATCCCTTCTCTAAGCCTAACTGGACGCAACAAGCATGGCTTGCTGCCCACCTGAATCCACAGGATGCTACTGTCATAGCTCATTACGGCACTTGCGTATGTTTCAGCCCTCGTAAACGAGAACCCCAGATCGGAACATAGATATCTACATACCATCAAAGATAACGCGAAGACCAACTGAGTGATCCATTTTACTGGATGTTGTCACCCCTCAGTTGTGTTCGACTCTGCTACTGTCTCTGTCTAGCAGGTTAACAGTCTATTGACTGTCATTAGCATTGGATACCAACACTAATGACAACCAATAAAAAGTGAGCAGGGAATGAACCCTGCCCACTCATGTCACTTGCTACGCATATATCGCGCAGCCTGCTTGGCAGCTTTGTAGTGATTGCCAAGCTCGGTACAACTACGCCAGCCATTGGGTAACTGTCGCTGCTGATCATAAAGATCACCAACGTATACAGCTACACGTTGCGCTTCATGTCGTGTCGTACCATCGGTGACTGTCATGTGACCTGTCACCTTGCCCTGTCGCTTTGCTTTGCGACTGGCACGTTGTTTTGCGTATTTCTTTCGCATAACTTAAATGTCATCGCATCTGTCCGAACTGTCGGAACTGTCAGATGCAATGACGTTTAAATTATTTAAACACAAAAAAAATATGCAATCGCATCAGGGCACAAAAAAACCCCCCGCTTTCGCGGGGGGTAATGATCAGAGAACGTATTTTTCCGCTCCGACTGTTTTTGTGTTCAATCTGTGGAATAAATCCTCGGATTTGAACCCTGTTTTCTTTGTGACTACCTTTTGTGTGAAGGCAATCCCATCGGGCGAATCCACGTTGCCGTTGAATCCAAGCGTTAACTCTTGGCTGAGTTGCCCGCTTTCAACGTCATTCTGCTGGCGCTGGATTACTTCAACGGTTAATTCCGCTCTGTATTTCCGCAGGTCTTTTACAAGCGCGGTTGCGTCATTGGTTGATTGCTCTTTGGTTAATTCATCAACCTTGCATTCCAAATGCCATGCCATGAACGGGCGGCGCGTGGTTGCGTCTACCGCTCCCGCTTTAGTGGGCGGGATTGCTTTAAACAGACGCATTCCCTTTGGATCGCTTTGCAACCTAGCATTCACTTGGGCGATTTCGGCGCGGCGTTTAGGGGTTAACCCTTTTGCCTTGCGCTTGGTCGCTTTCCGCTTGGCCTTTGGCTTGGTTGCCTTTGGCGTTGGCTTGGTTGCGTTGCGAGTAGTGCGGCCTTTGGTTGTGCCGCTCTTTTGCGTTTTAGTTTGCATGATGTTTTTTGTATCGGGGGAGAGAATGCCTTTGCCCATACGATGGGGGGCCGTTCCTTCCCTCACAAGTGAAACTCTCCCCCTCAACTACCTGTCATTTTCCTACTGTATGAAAACAGCATTCCTTTGTTTATGATGGGGGAGTGTAGCGCGAGAAGAAGGGGGGTGGGAGCGGGGGCATACCCCATGTGTGTATATGTATATGTATATGCCCTTGCGCGACTCTAAGCCATTTTCTAGAAACAACTTTTCGCGTATAAACCTATACTGTAGGCTGTCTGGGCTATGGCAGACTTAATTAAAACGCTACAGTTGGCTCTTGAAGAGGTTGCGACGATAGGAAATCAGAAAGCTATTGATATAATAGAGCGAGCTATAGTGCAGGCTAGACGAATTGATGATCCTAGATAACGTCTTTGAAGCCTTTATTCTCTAAAAGTCCCCATGCGCCTAGATAGATTCCCCATTTTGCATCATCTATGTTGTTTGTGTTGACTGATATGGTCTTCATTCCGTAGATGGCATCGTAGGGAATGATAAGAAACTCCCTTGTAGGTATCCCGACGAAGATATAAACGTCTATATCGCATCGGTCATGGATAGTTTTTTTAGAGTGGCCTCCCCTGATAGTCCACTTGTAGGCCTTTTCGTTGCCTGAAGGGTGGTTAAATTTGGTGGCAGACTTGATTTGCACCTTATGAATGAATCTGCCTTTAGTTATTATTCTATCGTAGGGAGCGTAGTCCCCTTCTGGGGTGGAGACATACCAGTCACGTTTAATTAATTCAGCAGTGACAATGCATTCAGCGGCTGTTCCTAGCTGCTTGTTATGGTGTGTTCCCATAGCTGTCTACGGGAATGTCTACTATGGGTGAAGCGTCTCGCATCTTGGTGTACTTTGGGACGAACTCAATATTGATTTCACCCACTGGGCCATTCCTCTGTTTGGCAACTATGAGGGACAAGGGGTATGGTTTTCCATCAGACATGTCAACGTCATTATCCCTATGGAGCATAACTACTACGTCTGCATCTTGTTCTATTGCTCCTGAGTCTCTGAGGTCTGTTAGGCGGGGTTTACGTTCGTTTATGGTTCCAGCGCGGGAGAGTTGAGATAAGCAGACTACGGGTACGTTCAAGTCCTTTGCTAGGGCTTTTAGTTGTGATGACCAGTATCCTACTTCTAGGGCTCTTGTTTCAAATTTCTTGGAGGATGATATTATCTGGAGGTAGTCGATTACGATTAGGTCTATGCCTACGTCACGTTTAAGTCTTTTAGATTTGGATTTAATATTATGGATGGTGCAGGTTCCGCTATCGTCTACGAAGATTGGGCGTTTACCGATGAGGTCAATGCCAGCCTGAATCTTCTTCATATCATTTTGGGACAGGTCTCCTTTGAGAGCGTCACGGTAGTCGAGGTTCATCTCGGAGCAGATGGATCGCATTTGGAGTTGAGCGGCTGTCATCTCTAGGGAGAAGAACAGGACGTTATGACCACGGGCTGCTGCTGCATCGGAGATGCAGAGACCGAGTGAAGTTTTACCTACGCTTGGCCTAGCGGCGATGATATTTAGCTCACCCTTGTTGAGTCCTGAGATCATCTGATCGAGGTTGTAAAGGCCAGTAGTGATGCCCTTGATACCTCCCTTACGATTGAAGCAATCAGTGAAGAACTCCACGGTATCCTGCCTAATGTCCTTATAAGCCCTTACAGACGTTTCTGAGTCCCTTACCTTGCACAGACCCTCGGCTCTTTCAAAAAGCTCTTCTAGCACCCCTGTGGGCTCAGCACTGGGGTCTTGTGCTATCCTTGATGATACCTCATCGCATAGCATCTTGGTTTCCCGCTTCATTTTTGTCTCTTGCAGGATTTCCAGATAGTACGACCAGTTGAGCGGGGAGGGTGTGATGTTCTCGCATTCATCCACGAACTGGATGTTCTGGTGGATATTATTTTCGATGAACTTGCGATTGATGGTGACTTTATCTATCAGCCGATCTTTGTCGTATAGGTCAAGGATCACCAGCATGTGATTCTTGCAGATCGGATCGGTGAATAGATTGAGCGGCCTATCTTCCCTAGCAAGCAGCTTGTCTAAGATTTGGGGGTCTAGAAGAATACAACCGATCAGTCCTCGCTCTGCTGTGTAATCTTCAAGGTGGTCTAGCTTTTTATTATTTAACCTCTGCATCCTCGTTATTTATATAATACTACTATAGATGTTAAATTGTGTTATAGATATATATATATATATAGATATATATGTGTTAGGAGAATTTGGCCGCAGTTGCGCCCATTCCGCCGATAAAAATGTCCTGAACTGGGTCTTTTGACTCAACAGTTGGGTTTATTGACTCAACACTTGAGTCATCTGACTCAGTAACTGAGTCTTTAGACTCAACTTGAATTGGGTCATTTGACTCATCTATTGCGTCAATTGACTCAGTTGTGTCAAGTCCTGAGTAGGTGGCGACCTTGGAGCGGTTGTTGGTCTTGATGACTAGCTGTTTGGATATCAGCGAGGGCAATCTTTTACTAATTGCTTTGCGAGTCATACCTGTTCTGTAGGACAATCTATTTATAGACATGTCATCTTCACATAACAGGGCGGCGTATATGCGAAAGCTCAGTGGGTCGAGCTTCGTTCGGTTGAGTTGATCTACTGTCATTGTAAAAAAAAGACCCCCTTGCAGGCCTGAATGCAGAGGTCGGCTACTAGAAAAGCGAGAAACTAGCTAAGCCATAGGCCCGTAAGGGGGTGTAAAATACTGTTGTTCTTCTTCTTCCTAGCCGATAGCCTGCGTGTAGCAGGCAACTAACCTCTGCGGGGGTAAGAGTACACATGCCCTGAAAGGCGGCAAGCCCTTTTTAAAAAAAAATGCAAAACAATGAAAAACTCCTGAAAAACATAGCAGAAACAGGAGTTATAAGTTTGCCTCAAATGAAGCTTGTATGGGAGGTCATGCAGGAGCAGATGCTCGAAATGATGGTCAACAAGCATGATTCCATTGATCTAGGATTTGCAGAAATTTATCCGATTCCTTACCGAACTAACTGGAAGAATGGTCTCTATGATGAGTTCAAATCGCTTGGCCAAGACTTCAAGGGTAAGAGCCATGAGGCGTGTGTGGAGATAGCGCAGGACAAAGGATTCTGGGCCGAGATGAGCAACACCAGACTGCTGGCATTCAAGGACGATCACATCTATTGGACGATAGAGGTGGCTCCTAAGAAGCAGTGGTGGGCGAGTACCATAAAGGCAGAGAAAGAAAAAAGAAGCAAGCTATCGGCGGCTGATTACTGCAAGTATGTGGCCAAGCTAATTTATAAACTGAAAGGAAAACTGTTAGATGTCTATCGTTCGTTTGTATCACAAGCGGCTATCCCGTGCGGGGGCATTCGCAATAGTCGCGTTGCAGGGGGCCACTTCCTTGTGCCGTTCATTAGGTCTCGTCAGGTGTCTGCCAAACATCCTGAGAACAGGGGGCCAGTTGATGTGGTGGTCAATCTTCGGGATGCCTTACACGCAAACGGTGGCCTCGACCACACGGCTGGCGAGATACCGAGAGTGTTGGCAGTGTCCGATATTCAACCACAAGAGAAAGACTTGCGGGAGCCATGATGAGCCTGAATTAGGATGTATGTGTTATATGCCCTTAAAAACGAAATATAAGGACGCGACATGCTGGGCGCGTGATAATGATTTAGAGTTTGGATGGAATGAGTGATACTGGAGTAATACCTGACGGTGGGACAGTTGATGTCCCAGCTAGTAACCCCGTAGATGTCCCGCCTACCAAGGGATTATTTTCGCATAAAGAAGCCAAGCAAGCTGCGGCTGAGACAGGATTAGTAGCTTTAAAAAGAAAAAAGTATGGGGAGCTAAAGAAGCTAGGAGACTTTATCGAAAAAGAAGGGGTAGTTAAGACCAGTATAGGTTATGTATTCCTGTCAGCGGAGAAGCTGGAACCTCTTATGCAGTTAGCAGCAGACATAGCATACGAGTCAGATGACGAGACTGTTAAGTTAACAGCTATAAGTAAGGCAGTAGAAGTGTCTAAGCAGTTAACAGAGTCTGCTAAAATCTGTAGCAACATGGTGAATGCCAAGCAAATCAAGCCAGAAGAGGCTAAAAAGAAGGCAAGCTTTGCTGCTGGGCAAGTATTAACACCGATTCAAATTAATGACCCAAAACAAGTCAACATCACAGGAGGCGAGTCTGACAACGGAGCAGGCGAGGGAGGCGATAATAGAAACAATCAAGGCGATGCAACACAAGCCGAGCACAGCGTTCCTCGCGGGGATAATGGCGCAGGCGTTAGGTCTGAAGACAGCAATGGCCAAGAAGGCAATCAAGTGTAAAATTGAGAATATACTATTATTTGATAAGAAACAGAGTGACTACGGCAGCAAGAATATAGCTGCGTGGGACAAGAAAGACCTGAACATTCTTGGCGTGGGGTTCAGGCTTAATGATAAACTTCAGCGCATGATGAATTTAACTTGGAAGCGCATAGAGAGCAAAGAATCGCCAGAGGTTATAGAGGAAAGTATGATAGACACAGCGAAGGACATAGAGAACTACGGGACTATACTGGAGTTACTAGAGTCCGACGAATGGAGTTAATAAAATGCCGGGATATGGAAAAGGATACAAGATGGGTTCCGCTAAGAAAAAAGCAGGAACGATGAAGAAGGCTTCAACTAAAAAGAAAAAGCCGACTAAGAAAAAAAATAGTTATGGCTATTAAGAAAAAGCTGACAAAGAGACAGGAGGATACTCTGAAGAGACATTCAGAGCACCATACCAAAAAGCATATGGCTCACATGAAGAAGCTAATGATGCAAGGTAAGACCTTTGGTGAGTCTCATAAAATGGCAATGAAGAAAGTTGGAAAATAATATGGCAGCAAAGAAAAAAATGACCGCCGCTGAGAAGAAGGAGTTTGATAGGCGCATGGCTTTGATGAGAAGGGATAACCTGCGAAGAGCTTCCCAGCCAAGATCAAAGGCTAAGTCTAAGACTGCATCTGGAAAGACGGGTTTAATAGTGCGAGGGAACCCAGTAACGAAGGGAAGTGGTAAGCCACGGGCCAGCCAGAGCCACATAGGCAGGCAGATGGGGTCAAAAGTTAACGCGCCTCACGAGTCTACGCCTAAAAAGAAAAGAGTGGTAAGGAAAAGAAAATGAACAAGACCCAAGAAGAAATTGCTAGGAAGATTAGCGGTCTTCTTGGAGAACATTTTAGTAGCTCTTTATTGGTATTAGCCAGTGATCAGATGGACGATGACGACTTCGTGTCTGTCAGGTTTTTTGGAGGTTGCTTGGCTGCTGTCGGGATGGCTGATTTTGCTAAAACATCGTTAAATAACATGTTGAATGATGCAAGTGAGCCACCTGATACCGAGGAAGAGACTACAGTCTGAGCAATTTAGCTGCTGGCGAGTGGTCTCCGATCTGAATTTCGTGAAACATTTCGCCTAGAATGCAATAGGTCGTGGCATCCCAAACGTGCTTATGTTTGTTATTGCGAACATAAGTGCGTTTACTTCTGCCCTTAGTCTTCTTCAGTCCTCCCTTTAGGCTCTCTATAAGCCCCTCAGAGCGCACGGAACAAGTCAACCTTCCCTCGGTTAGCAATTGTTTTGTAAGCATCACACGGAGCCTTACAGACTCAGCAAACTTAGGGCAGGGGCTCAGTACGATCTCTCCACCCGTAACTCTGGAGACAATCATGGAGTCCCAAGTACCAGCCGCAGATCGGAATCGGTCAACCGCGCTGGCATCAGACCAGTGAACCCACTGGAATCTTTTACCAGCTACCTCTTCCCACTCACGCATCATCTCTTGGAATGAGATAGTGAAGTCCTCGATGGTGACTTCTCCGTCAATCACCACTAGCTCATCAAGCACGTTAAAGGCTGGCCCTGATGTAGTAAGAACCTTCTCCATAATAACAGCCGCGTGGTTTTTGTCGCCCAAGTCCCATCCAGTATAGAGCACATCAGTGTTCTCGTCTGGGAGTAATACGTCCCAATCTTCAAAGTTACCTTCGTTGTTGCCGCCTACATGGCGCGATGCGAACACGCCAGTAAAGAAACTGTCCTTGGAAGTCTCCACCCACTTGCCATCTACATAAGAGGCATATAAGTCAGGATCATGTGCAAAGGTGGCTTTTAAATCCTCAAACTCCCGTGGGTCTAGGAACGTATTATCCGCAACTTTTGTCTCTATCAGTGTTAAATTCTTTTGGTATTCAGGATTCGGGTGGTCATCTCGTTGTGCTTCTTCATACCATATTTTATATGCCCAGAAATCTTGCCCTTCTTCTTCGCATGGGTTGGTATCAGCTATCCACATATGTGAATCGTAAGGAACTCCAGGCATACGAAGCTGACCCTTCGGAAAACGGAACACATAATCCTCTTTAAAGTTGGTTAGCTCGGACACAAATATGCAGGAAAACACTGTTCCTTTAACTTTTTGGGCTATTTCATCCTCAATTTTAAGAGAATGTAGCTGAAATTCAGAGTCTCCCCCGTGCATATTGCTGATCTTAAAATGCTCCATTCGGGTGGCTCCATCCATTTTCATGGGCGTTACAAGCTCGCATCCTTCCAATTGTTCCGTCCATTCGGGGACAATCTTCTGATATAACAAGTCCCACACACCTACTTTGGCGTTTTTTAGGGTGTTAGTGAACACACCTATACGGGCAGAAGGGGTTTCCCATGCGTGACGCATGAGCCTCTGTAGGACGCCCCACGTTTTAGCTGAGTAACGGGGGCCAGATACAAGTACATATCGGCCATAGCAGTTAAAGATTTCGTACTGCTTGGGGCTAAGCCGTGGCATCCATACGCCACCATCATCTTCGCTCATCGCTCCGCGATATTAGTGTCGCGCTAATTGTATTCCAAGTAATCTATATGCTGGACAAAGAATATTAAACTAGCATAGTCGGTTCAGGGTGTACTGTCAGCAGCAGTACATATTAATTTAATGATCACGGTATCAATAGATTTAACGAAAGAAGGTTATGAGGAATTGGCTGAGCTAATGTCTTCATACACCGTCAATGACTCCGTAGTTTTGGATAATGTTGCAGGTAGCATTTCTTCTATCAGTCCAGAAGGGGTAGAGATCAAAGTCGATACTCTGGATATAGAGGATTACATGTACGAGGTTCCAGATGAGGATGAGACGGAGGAGCCCGAAGCGTTAGCTTAATGCGAGAAGCAATAGAGGATAACCTCAAGGTCTTGGTGACTCAGGATAAGCAAGGAAGATATTCCTTCTCTATCCACATAAAGAGGCTGAAACCTGAGTTCGACCTAGAGAAAGGAACCGTTGTGTTTGGCCAATACAAAGGTGCAACAGGGAAGATCGAGGAAGGTGTTCCTGTTAAAATGTTTTTAAAGCTTTATGGCCAAAGCTCCCTGAAGGAGCGTTATAACAGGTTAAAAAAAGCAGTCGACGAGGCTGAAAGAAAAGGAAAGCCAGTACTAATATGATAGATTTAGATATTCTAAAGGATCGCGGATACTCACAAGAGAAGATGAGGTCTGTGTTCTCCGCAGAGGAAAAGCCAGAGCAGATCGAGAAGCTGATCGGCAGGATGCGTAATCGCATTCAAGAAGGTGTAAGCCGCAGTCTTCGTGATCATAAGTTGTATTATGCACTGGATTTGGCTTGGAACGCTCCGCTCCGACAAATTTCCCCCACGCTGTTACATAGTCTTGTGTCTAAAAAAGGAGACGATAAGTCTGTAGCTGAGGCTCTGGATAGTTGGGGTGTATCTCATTTAATAGAGGATCATGTATCTGCCAAGGGTGAGACTACTCAGGCACTGAACCTGCCGAGATTCTATCAGATATTTGTTCCCTTGGTTAAGGCGTATGTGACGATTAGATGGGCGCGTATCTTTAATGACAGGAACTTGGTTCCTTTATTTAAGTATGAGCCTCACAAGAGCACTCAGCAAAACAGGGTTAAAGGGGAGATCGTAACGGATCGTGTTCAGATTATTTCTCAGCAATACGATTATTCCAGTGTTCTCTCTCAAAGCATATTCCAGATGCTGCACTATGGGTACTGCTTGCAGTTTCCAAAGGAATCTTGGCATAGCGAGAAACAAACAGTTAGAGATGAGGATGGTGAGGAAAAGGAAGTATATACAAAGGAGGGGATCAGATATCATACGCCCCACCCAGCTAGAACCTTTTGGGATATAGCCCATAGGCCTTCTAGTTTTAATTCGGATACGGGCTGTAAGTTTAGTGGGTATTGGGCTATACAGAGATATGGAGATGTGGCAAACAACAAGATGTATTATAACACTGATAAGGTTGCTGCTGGAAGTATTGACTGGCTTACTAGCAATGCCAACTTTGGGTTATATGTGAACTCTGGTTATTCTGGGACTGTTAAGTTTCTACAGAAAGAATCAGGTGCATTATTGTTGGATAGGGAGAAGGACGTTCAGTACTACACTTCTGATCATGATGACTATTCTGTTTTGGTTACGGAATACTTTGAGAAGCTCAATCCCAAGAAGATGGGGCTCTTCGATTACGATCACGATGTTTGGTTCCGATTCTGTGTGGCTCAAGACGATACTGTTATCTATGCGGAGCCCCTTCCATATTGCCCAGTAGTTTACTACGGCTACGACAGCAACGAGTTGCAGACAGTAAACCCATCATTGTCCTTGGAGATTTTACCGTTCCAAGATCATGTGGGGAACTTGCTGACTCAATATCTTTTAAGCATTAAGCAGAACCTGACTAACATGACCTTTGTTGATGAGGATCAGGTTGGTGGTGATACAGTCGAAGAGATCAATGATGCTGGGCAGAACATGTACAGCACATTGAACTTTGTAGGCTATTCATCTCGTAAGGCGCGTGTAGGACAGCACGATCCAGAGAAAGCATTTACATCATTCAAATTCCCGCAACAAAGTACAACGGAGATCATCAATGGAGTCAGAAGCATCTTGGATATTCTTGAGCGTGTTCTTGTTCTTTCTGCTCAGGAAGTGGGAGCAGCGGCATCCCATGAGCAAACTGCTGAAGAGGTAAGGAGCATAGCCAGTTACACCAGTAACAGGTTGCAGTTCACAAGCTCGTCAGTGGATAGGGCGGTGTATGCGTGGAAGACCCAGATTTACAATGGGTTGATGGCATATGGTGAACCTGAGTTCTACGCCCAGCTACAGACTCCTGTTACTAGAGAGAGGTTGGAGAGGCTTGGGTTTACAGTTGAGGATGCTGATGAAGGCATCACATCGAAGCCAGTTGTTGCCGTGAAAGATAAGACAGCTATTTCCTTAGAGTCCTTCTCTTCAGTTCGTGACGGGATGGATCGTATTAATAACCCAGCCAGCGCAAACGTCATGGCTCAGTTATTTGGGGCAGCAATGAGTAATCCTTTGGTTGCTCAAGTGATTGGCCCAGAGCAGGCAGTTGGTCTGCTTAATCAGATATTTGAACTATCAGGTGTGCCGAGAGACTTCAGGTTGAAGATGGCTAAGTCTGTAGAAGAATTGCAGGCGGCTCAGGAACAGCAAGGAGAAGGTGGTGGACAGAATGTTGCCGCCGTTCAGGAACAGTTGATGGGTCAGTTGCAGGAAGCAGCACAGGTGATTCAGCAACAAGTTGCGGAACAGTTAGCGCAGAATAGCGAAGCTGTGAGGCAGCAGGTGCTAACGGATGTCAGCGGGGTAACACAACAGTTAGCTGGACAGGCAGAGGCCAATGCCAATCAGCTATTGAGGCAAGCTCAGGTAATAGAGCAAATAGCAGCGCAAGTCGGTGGACAGAACGCGTCCCCTGAACCACCTCCTCCCACTGCGCTTGATACAGTTTGATCAACTACACGAAGAACACCACAACTGATCAAGAAGTAGTCGACGTTAAAGACTGGCTACTATCACCAAAGGCTAAACTGTTTAGGAAGTATGTCCTGAACGAGATCGCCTATAATCAAGCTATGGCTGGAAAAGAGGCCAGCCTTAATCACCTTTCAGATAGAGCGTGGGAAGTTAATGACCATGTTAGAAAAGCGGCAGAGTTAATATCATTTATAAGGATTTTGGGTGAGTACTCTCAGCCAGAAAAAGAACTTTATAAACTAAAACTGGAAATAGACACAAACATAGACACTTATGCCTGAACTACCACAGAAACCCACATTGGAACTCGGTCAAGGAATCGAAGTTGAAGGAGCGTTTGATACAGAAAAAACCATATCGGGTTCCGATAGGCGCGATGATAGTGTTAAATACACTAACTTTCAGGAACCTGAATCAATTAATGTAACTGGAAAGGAAGAGACTGAACCTGAACCAGAGGGAGAAACAGTTGAAAAAGAAGACGCGACTGAGGAGGTGGAGTCTAATCTTTTGGAACTGAGAAAGATGATGGGGCTTGAGACTAAAGAGGAAAAAGAAAACGAATCTAAAGCGGAAGAAGAGCCTGTTGAGGAAGCCGAAGAAGAAGAGGTAGAGGAAGAAATAGAAGAGGAAACTGTTGCAGAGGAGAAGCCCAAGAAGAGGTTGAAGAAAAAAGAACCAGCACCTTCATATGAAGATATGGCTAAGCTTGCTGGTCAGGCAGCAGCCGAAGCACTTAAGCAAAGTGACTCAAACAACAGGACTGAACAAGCTCCTGCTGTTGATTCAGTTGAGTTAGACGAAGAGGATCAGGGCACATACGAAATCTTTAGTCAGATGGAGAAGTCTAATCCTGATAAGTACAAAGGGATTAGTAAAAAGTTTGCTGACTTCGTGGAATCATCTAAGGAGTACCAAAAGGAATGGATGGCTAAGAATCCAGATGATGAGTTTGATCCCGAATCAGATGAACACGCTGCTTTCTATGAAAAGCATGAGCCTAAATATACCCAGAAAGATTTCAAGAAAGCTGAAAAGAGGGTGGACATGGCTGATGTCCTTGGAGAGGTAGAACAGAAATATCAGGATAAGATAGAGGAGCTAGAGGATAAGCTATCGCGCAGGACAGAATCCCAGCCTCAAGCAAGGGAAACTGCTGAGACTGCTATCAAAGAAATGGTTGCTCAGGTATCCCCAGAGATGGAGAAGATCATAGACGAAAAAGGGCTGGAAGAAGCTGAAAAGGCAGACCCGCTTGTATATGACAAGATATCTCAGGCTGCTGAGACTATTAGCACGATGGTGTATGAGATCGAGCAGAACAAGAGTCGCAATGGAACATTCACTCCCAACTCAAGAAACGAAACACATAAGTATGTCTCAGATTTTATAAAGGGTAGGGAGCAGTACGTTAAGAGCCTGCCAGCCTCTAGTCAGACATGGAACGGTAAGTCATTTGCTACCAACTCAGAGTTTAATAGGATGTCTAATGCAGATAAGGAAAGGCATTGGACTATAGATTCTACGCTGCTCAAAAACGAATTGGTCAAAGAAATATCGCAAACTGTTAACGCTGATATAGAGCAATCAAGAAAGATGTTGGAAAGATACGGAGTTCCTAGTGCGGGGAAAACGGCGCAGACCAAGAAAACTAAAAAGTCCAAAACAGTCAATAAACCCGCGTCCCCAGAGTCTGCCGCCCAAGAGACTAACTCCCCGAATTTGACCACTGGCACAGAAGAGATTTCTGGTTCAGAAAAAGAATTAGCGAATTTAATGTGGGGCTAATAAAATTTTAGCACCTTTTAGGAGGAATATATTATGCCTACACAAGCACAATTGTTTGGGGATCATGGCCAGCGATGCGCCACAGCTATCTCTAACAACTACGACTCATGTGGAACGATTACTCGTTCCAACATAGCATATGCCACTCCAGATGGTCTATTAAGCATATTCAAGAGTAATGATGATTACCGCGATATGCAGTCCTTAATGACCACCAATATGGAGCTTAAGGCCTGCGGAACCAAGACATACGGTCTATATGACTGGCTCATGTCTTCTGCGCGTCCCGTGGGATCGTTGATCAACCAGAAAAAGATTCAAGGTACTGACTCCATTATGGAGCCGTTCATCTTGGCCTCTCAGAAGAGCATCATTAATGATGACTACTGGGCGATAGTTCAGAGTTACCAGACAAGTTTTTATGGTAGCAATAATGCGACAAATGGAAATGCTGCTTATCCTATTTCTGACGCTCAGCTTGTCGGAGCTACTAGGGTTCTAAGGTTGCACAACCGTTACAGCCTTGATCCGAATGCTAGTTGGTTTGTTCCTGGAGGTACGCTTCATACGTTTGGACGTAGTTCTACAGGTGCAGCAACACGCACTCAATTCGAGATTATTGCTGCTGCTGTTGATGGTGCTGCTACTCCTGTTTTCACGGACGTTGCAGTCAAGGCTGTAAGCAATGGAGACAGCATATCTGATGGGACTATCGAAGCAGGTGTTGCTGTTATTGGAGCCAACAACGTAAGTGATTACGAAAGCTGGTGTAACAATCGTCCTGCTCTGAACCCGAATCGCGTGGTTCCGTTCTGGACTCAGACCTCTCGCTACACTCTTTGTGTGGATGAGTTCTACAAGGAATGGTTTGCCAAGCTAACCGCCAACAACCCTTACTTTAACAAGTTCGGGGATGTTACTCTTGCTGAGCGCAACCGCCAGTTGGGAGCAATGTGGCAGAGAGAATGGATGAACTCATTCTTCTGGGGCAAGCGTATTAGCAGTGACCAATCACTGGCCAACTGGACTGCTCTTGATCCTCAGTACGCACACTACAATGCCAACTTGGGTGGTGTGACTACTTCTGCTAGTAGCCATATCGTTAGCCGCAAGGCCAACGCTATTGGTGTTTACGAGCAGTTGCAGGCCTGCGGTCGTGTTAAGGACTTGAAAGGTCAGAAGTTGAACTTGGCTGAGTTGTTTAACGAGTTGTACACCTTGTATCGTACTCGCTCTAACAGCGGCCGTCCTGCTGACAGCATTGATGTTTATACGGACAGCAAGACTGCAAGTCTCATCCAGACTGCAATGGTTAAGTACTACGGCGCAGCCACGGCTACTAAAGGTGCAGATGGAACGAATAGCGTAATGCGATTCGACTACGGAGTTGCTGACGGCAAGATCGACAAGCTCGGTTTCCGTGTTCGCAGCTATGAGTTGCTCTACCCGCAGGGCGTCACCCTCAATGTGATAACAGATCATTACTTCGATGACTTTGTTAGCGCAATGAAGGCTGAAGCGTTAACCACATCGTCCACCTACAACAACGATGGTTCAACCCGTGCTATTGGTGATAGCGGCCGATTCCTTATGTTCTTGGACTTGGGTGGCGGTATTTATCCCGGCATCGTTGATTCCAATCGTAAGGTGCACAGTGTTGGTGCGCTGGAAGACTTGGCCAAGATCGACAGTGGTTACGGCTGTGTGATGCGTTCGCCAACCAAGGAAGTTACACTTAACAGTGTTACTTGGACGGCAGTTGTTGAGTGTCCTGATGATAACCTTATCATCGAGAACTTCGACGATTCAGAGCCAGATACGGTTGTAAATGTTTCTGCTTACACTGTACTAGGTTCTGGTGCGGGTGATTCGACTGAGACTGACGTTCTGTCTGACGATCCCACATCTGGGGACTAATAGTAGATTAGTTATATTGTTTTGCCACAAGGGTGGCAGGTGGGCCTACGACTGCTTGCCTGTCACCCTTTTTCATAATAAATTCGGGCTGCATGAACAATCGCTATTATAAGCAAGTTGATCCAACTACACCGTTGTATTTGAGTAACGGACAGAATCTTGTATTCCCAACTGTAGATAATGAGTTTGGATACATAGCCACTAAGGACAAGTTCCTGATAAATGAAATCAACACTGCCATTAACAAAGGCATAGGCGGTGTGATGGTTTCAACAAAAGAAGAGTACTCTGATTACCTAAAAAAAAAATCACAGGGAACCATGATTCAGAGGAAATGGAGGGAGGAAATAAGGGGAGGGTACGCGATGGACTCGTCAGTTCCTCCCCAACAAACAGAAAGTGTTCAGCCTGCGGTCAGCCAAGAGTCTGGTGAGCCTGCGCCTGAACCAGCCCCTGCCCCAAAGAAGAGGGTGGGGAAGTTTAGAAAGAAATCTAAATGACTTTTGCCACTTTAAAATCGAATGTTCGATCTCAGGTGTTCCCGTATGGTGTGCCTGAGAACCTTAGCACTGTAATCGACAACTACATTGTTGAGGCTTTAGTACACCTTCAAAGGTACGTCCCGTGTTATCAACAGCTTAATGTCACCAACACGGATGTGCTGTCAGGTAGCACGGCCAACTTTGAAGAGTACATTCGGACTTCGGTTACTACTGCGCCTGATGGTGTTATTAACCGCTTGTACACAATTGACAGTGATTCGGATAACACCAACTCATCGAGCAAGTTTGATGAGCGTCACTACAAGCAGAAGAGTTTTCAGGATATTACAGAATGGATTAGGAACGAAGAAGCTACCGATTATTTAAAAGTGGATACAACTAAGTCTGCTTCAGCTTCAACTACTGATCCAAAGAATGTTCAGGCTGGAGCCCAGACTTCCGCTGATACAGAGGAGAGAGCTTTCACGGGTATATGGGCCAAGTACAGAGGCAAGCTCTACATTGCCCCAAGGTTAATTGATTCAGAATCCTTGGTCATCGAATGGACAGGATTCAAGAAGACATGGGCAGATAATGATGTGGTTGATGGTGACGATCCAGAGGTGCAGAGAGCAGTCAGGCTTTATGTTACCAAGGAACACGCCAGAGACTGGGATCACGATACCGAATCTTACCAGATGGCTACTGCCGAGTTTAACGACACGGTTAGTGGAATGATCTGGGAGTGCAACCAAAAGGAGATACAAGGAAAACAAATTTATCCCGATCAGGGTAGACCTTACTAAGGAGAAATAATATGAGTTCAAGTGGATACACACCAAACATAGGAGGAGGGCCGCAGCCTAGTCATTTAATTACTGCTAGTACCGCTGGGGCCAAGAGCGCGACTACCCTATCTGCGGCTAACGCTGCAAGGAAGTCGATCACGATACAAAACCAAGGAACAAATGTTTTGTTTGTTAAGCTTGGGGATTCAGCAAGTACATCGTCGTTTCATTACACTGTTAAGGCTTCAGGTGCTCAAGACAATGGCACAGGTGGCACGATCAAGGTAGATGATTACACTGGTGTTATTACTATTGCTGGTACTAGCCCAAGATATTCATACGCAGAGTTCGTATAAGGACACAGGCATATGGCAGCAGAAATAACAGGAAGTGGCAGTGGAGGGGGGAGTGTAGGTAAGTACACTTTGCATCTCACTAACTATAACTCAGACACCCACACAGGCGTAAGCTATAGCACAACAGATAACTCAAATGACACTGTACAAATAACTCATGGGTTAAATGTGACAAGAGGTACGGCTGTGGTTTCAGTTGTTGATTTGCAGTCTGGTTCTGACAGCTTTCAAGATGGAAACATCGGAGCAGCGCAAGCATATGACGGATTAGATTTAAACCATACAGGTCAATGTGTTGTTAATCATAATGGTGCTAATACAATTAAGATTAGGTTTGCAAACACGCCTCAAACCACTGACGACTTTTTAATAACAGTTATTGGCTAATGTCTGTTCGTACCAAGATACAGCATGAGACTAAGCGCAAAGGCCCACCCCGTAACTTAGGTCGGGGTGAGCTTGCTTACAATGAAGTCGATGGGCTTCTGTATATTGGTACTGGTTCAGAGAACAGAGGTCAGGCTAGAAAAAAACTAGCTATAGCGGGAATGGAGTTTGAAGAAGCTTCTTCATTAACCGCCGAAGAGATCAAACAGCTACTTAAAATAAAAGGAGATGCTGTTGGAACTCAAAACATACAAGAGCTTCACGATAAAACCCTCAACGGAGGATTCTTCTAATGTCTAATATAATCAAAATCAAACGCAGTGACACCAGCCCAGCGGCTGCGCCAACTGCATTAGCTAGAGGCGAGTTAGCTTTCCAAGAGGTCAGCAATATACTTTATGTAGGTTCGGGCAACGAGACAGGAGGAGAGGCAGCTAACAGGCCAGTAGTGGCTGGGCCTCTTAACTTGATGCCAGTCCCTACTGCTAACGTAAACTTAAACAGCAAAAGGATCACTAACCTAGCCGCGCCAGTAGCCGCGAACGATGCAGCCCGAAAGGCTGATGTTGATGCGGCGGTGCAAGGGCTGGACGTAAGGGAGTCAGTCAGGCTACACGTTGTTTCTCCGTCACAAGCCCTGTCAGGCACACCAACGATTGACGGGGTTTCATCTGTTGCTGGGGATCGCGTTCTAGTATCCGCTCAAGGGACTTCCAATGGAATTTATGTAGTAGCTAGTGGGTCATGGAGTAGGGCAACTGACTTAAATGCAAATGATAGTTGCTCCGCTAATATGTTCTTCTTCGTAGAAGAGGGGACAGATTACGCTGACACGGGCTGGGTCTGCACAACTAACGAAGATGTAACACTCGCTAACTTGGCGTTTGCTCAGTTTAGCGGGACAGGCTCCATAACTGCTGGGGATGGTATAGCAAAGAGCGGGAACACGCTTAGTGCTGATCTGAAAGCTAACGGAGGGTTGGTGATTGAGAGCGGTAAGGTTGCTCTGAAGCTGGATGCAAGTTCCATTACTGGCAGCTTACCCAATACTAAAGTGTCTGGGCTTGGCTCACTTGCAACTCTCAGCGCGGTAGGTGCGGCACAGATCACCGACAACACGGTAGGCGCAGCAGAACTAAACGTGAGTGGTAACGGAACTAACGGGCAGTACCTCATAACAGATGGAGACGGTTCGTTTAGTTGGCAGACATTACCCGTGAACGGGGGAACAGGGATAAATGTAGCGAGCGACTACACTCTTTCCATTGACAACACGGTAGCCACGTTAACGGGAACCCAGACGCTTACGAACAAGACAATAGATTGTGGAAGTTTCTAAATGGCCAATACAATTCAGATTAAACGGCGTACAAGCGGTTCGGGTGCGCTTGGGTCGCTTGCGGTAGGTGAGCTAGGTGTAGACCTTACCGATAGTAATAAACTGTACGTTGGCAGCAGTAGCGGCAACCAACTGCTAA